TACCAACACATATGGAACCACGGTCCAAGATCCATTAATGATACGATGGTCCAATCAAGAATCTGTCACGAACTGGACAATTAGTTCAGACACAACTGCTGGTAGCTTGAGACTTGGATCTGGGTCGGAGTTTGTACAAGCCATAGAAACAAAACGTGAGATACTCGTATATACAGATACATCATTACACTCGTTACGTTTTATTGGGGGCGATTTTGTTTTTGGTATACAACAGATTGCATCAAACATCACGATCATGGGTCCAAAGGCTGCTGTTGCTACGGAAGACTTTGTATTCTGGATGGGTCGAGATAATTTTTATGTATATGCTGGTGGAACACAAACTTTGCCGTGTACAGTTAAGGACAAAGTGTTTCTTGATTTTAATAATCAACAAAGAGATAAGGTTGTATCAGGTGTTAACTCAGAGTTTGGTGAGGTTATCTGGTTTTATCCTTCCGAGTCTAATTCACTTAACAATGGTGGCACAGGTGATATAGATAAATATGTTGTATATAATTATAATGAAAAGATTTGGTACTTTGGTAGTTTAGCCAGAACAGCGTGGATAGATAGAGGTATTCGATCTTTTCCTATTGCAGCGTCCTCTTCTTATTTATATAATCATGAGACAGGTTACGATGATGATGGATCTGCTATGGCATCGTTTATTGAATCATCACCTATAGATATAGGTGATGGAGACAGATTTAGTCTTGTTCAAAAAGTTATACCCGATTTAACTTTTGAGGGTTCTGTTAATCAAAGCACACCTGCAGCAAATTTTACTTTAAAAGCAAGAAATGAACCAGGAGAAGATTATGGTAATACATCTGCTGGTACAGCGACACGAACAGCAACATCTCCCGTAGAATTATTTACAAATCAAATTGATCTACGGGTAAGAGGACGATCTTTTGCTTTACGGGTTGATTCCGATGCAACGGGTATGAAATGGAAACTAGGATCTCCAAGGGTCAGTCTTAGACCAGATGGGAGACGTTAATGGTATATGGTAATTTAGGTGTAACACCACCAAGACTACCCGAACCACCGCAAGAAATTACATCTCAATATATGTTTGACTTGGTTAGAGCCTTAGAAGTATTTATTAATCAACAACAAAGTTCAGAAACAGAAGAACAACTAGAAACAATTAGTTGGTTTATGGGTCAATGACAGTAAAGTATAAAAACGCTAAAGTAGATTTGACAACTACCAATGCTACCGCAGTATTAACACCTGCAAATGCTACTACAGCTATAATAAAATCAATATTAGTGTCAGAAGATAGTGGAAATGCAGATACAATTACGCTAACTATTACAGCAGGTAGTGATGTGTTTAGTTTGTTTAAGGTAAAAGCTGTAGGGGCGAATACAACAGTTGAGTTGTTAACAGCACCTTTAGTATTAGCAGAGTCAGAGATACTAAAAGCGACAGCAGCTACAGCAAATCGTTTACATGTGGTTGTAAGTTACATGGAAATAAGTTAAGGTAGAGCAAAGAGGATATAGTATGACAGGTCTTGGTGGTTTATTTAGTAAAGTAGGTGGTTTTCCAGGCATTTTTCTTGGTGCTAGTCTACTCGATATGTTTTTAAAAAAAGGTGGAGGTGAAGGGTTAGCAAGTCTTTACACACCAGAACAAATAGCAACAGGTGAAAGAAACCCAGAATATCAAGGTGATGCAGAAAAATATAATGTGTTTGTAAATGCTTTGACTGATGAAAGATTTGGTACACAAGAAGAACGTGACAAAGACCTTGAAGAAGTAAAGAAAGCAGCAGATGGTGGTATCATGTCAGCTTATAGTTTAGGTGGTATGGCAGAACCACAATTTGGTGGCTTGTTACAAGGCCCTGGCACAGGAACCTCGGATAGTATACCTGGTATAATTTATCAAGGTGGTAAACCAGTTCAAAAAGCAGCCTTGTCAGATGGTGAGTTTGTGTTTACAAACAAAGCAGTTAAAGCTGCAGGTGGCGGAAGTATTGAAAAAGGTGCTGATGCAATGTATGAGTTAATGAATAAACTTGAAAGGAGAGCATAATGGCTGTAGCTTCTGGTTCTTCCCAAACCTTTTTACCTGGATATCAAGAAAATTATTTAAAAGATCTTTTAGCAAATGCAGCAGCTTTAGGAACTCAAGGTGGTATGCAAGTTCCAGAATACCAAGTTGCTGGAATGACACCACTGCAAAAACAAGCCATACAAATGGGTGCATCTGGATTAGGAGCATATGCTCCATTCTTTCAGTCAGCGGCTGGTGCAATGGGCACAGGTCTTGGAACAATTGGTCAAGGTGCACAAACCTTGGCTGGTAGTACTGGATCCTTTGACCCTGCATCTGTGTCACAGTTTATGAATCCATACACAGAAGATGTAATAAGACAATCAGAAAAAGACATTTCAAGGTTAGGAACTAAACAACAACAAGGGTTATCAGATCAAGCTGTTCAAGCAGGTGCTTTTGGTGGAGGCAGACAAGCTATTGGATCAGCAGAGATTGGTAGAAATGTACTTGATCAACAGTCACGAACGGGAAGTCAATTAAGAGCACAAGGCTATCAACAAGCGATGGGTCAGGCACAATCTGCTTTTGAGAATCAACAAAGAAGACAGCAACAAGCATCACAGATATTTGGTGGACTTGGACAGGCCCAAGCAGGACTTGGACAAGGTATGGCACAGTTGGGACTTGGATTGCAAGGAGCACAACAGAAAGATGTATCTGGTCTTCTTGGTTTAGGTGGCTTGGAACAGGCTCAACAACAAGCTGGTCTGGATGCATACAGAAAAACAATTTCAGAAAGAGCAAAATCACCTTACCAGAACATAGGTTTCTTATCAGATATATTTAGAGGTGTACCATCTACTGGCGGTACATATACACAAAAGCAAACACAAGACCCTAGTATGCTGTCACAGGTTGCTGGACTTGGTTTAGGATTAGCAGGACTAGGACAAGCATATCCTAATATGTTTAGCGGAATATTTGGAGCACCAGCAACGGGATGAGTGTACTAAATCGTAAAATGTTTAACAGAGGTGCTCGTAAAGAGTTACGCAAAAAAGGCGGTATTGAAGATGTGCAGCATTTTAGAAATGCGGGTCCTGTTGTAGGTCAAGTTGGAAGTGGAATACCTGGCGTAGAATTAGGTAGAACATTTCTTGCTCCTTATCAAGCAAAGACTAGGGGTGGTTTTAGTTTTAATCAAAAAGTTTTAAAAAAAGTTGCTGAAGGAGGGGTAGGATCATTAAGTCCTTTAGAATTAGGTGTTTTTAATACAATGAGATTACAGCAAGAATCTCAAAAAGATGCTGATTATCTTAGATCATTTGGCGATGCAGGTTTTAGAGGTTTAGCAGGTTTGCGTGATGCAGCCGCTCAAGTTGTTGAAAAAGGTGCTAAATATGGTAGTTCCCCTTTAGCGGGAATGCTTAGTGGTATCGTAGGATATCCAATTCAAAGTAATGTTCCAGACGTTAACACTGTTGGTGGAAGAATAGCTAGTGCGGGTACTTCTGCTTCTGATGGTTCCACTCAACAACTTATGAAAGATTATGGATTTGAATTTTTCCCAACAGCTGGAGAAGAATTAGATAGATTTAAAAGAAGACAAAAAAATATTGATGCGAATACATCTATAAATTTAAATGAACTGTTAAAAGGAAAACCTAAAGGTAACTTAGTAAAAGAAACAGGTGATCCAGTACCAGAAGAAAAATTAAGTGACCCTTTCATTCAGTCTTTAAAAGGAGAAAAAGTAGTTGTTGATCCTAAAACAGGTAATGTTAAAGTTTTAGGAGAAGGTGACCCAGATCCTTTTGGTAAAAAAAGTCCTTCAGCAGCAGAAATAGCTGCAGAAGGACCAGGAAAACAATTAGATACAGCAGAAAATATTGAAGATTTTTTAGGAGAAGGTAAGAGTGAAGAAAAAGAAACTTTTCCAGATTCTACTGGAGGATTTGCAGCAAAAGGTAAACCAGAAGTTGGTGGAGATCAAAAAACATCAGACATAGAACCTCCAGTAGCAAAACCACCAGAACTTGTAAAAGAGGTTTTTAAAACAGGTAATGAAGAACAAAAGAAAAATGTTATAGATGACATTGTAAAACAATTCACGGACCGTGCACCAAAATATGAAGGTCTTAACCAAGGGTTAGCTATTGCCAAGATTGGTTTTGCTATGGCGGCAGGCGAGAGTCCAAATGCCATGACAAATATTGCTAAAGCATTAAGTGATGGTGCGGACATGCTTATAAAGGATAAAGATAAAAAAGATGCTTTTAACAGACAAATTAGTTTAACTGGTCTTCAACTTGGTTTGACTGAACAATTTAAAATAAATGCTGAAGAAAGACTATCAAAAGCAAAAACAAAAGAATTAAGAGATAAACCTCTTGTTATGATCGCTAGTAAAGACATTGAATACAAAGGTAAAAAATATTCAAAAAATGATGTTGTTCCAATTTCACAAGGTGACTTAATGGATGGAAATTTACCAAGTGGCTTACAGCCTACAAGTTTTGCATCTTCTGTTATGCAAGGAATTGCTGATTCTGTAAAAAATAACAAAAAGTTTCTTCAAGATTTAATTAAATCAAAACAGATAAAAGATATTAGTCAAGCTAGATTAGTTAGAAAAGAATATGACGATGCAGCAAGAAGCGTTATACAAGCAGAGAATGGTATTGGTCTTTTAAATAAAGCTATGTTGCTTACTGCTGAAGGTGGAGTAACTGGTTTAAGTAATGTTGTTAAAGATGCTATGGTAAAAGGTGGTAATTTATTTGGTTTAGAAGTAGGAAAAGAATATAAAACTAAAGCAGAGGCTGTTTCTGCCATGAGACAATCTTTACAAGATCTAATACCTGTAACATTAGGTGGGGTTCAATCTGCAAATTCTATTTCTAACAGAGACGTTGAGTTTTTAATTACTGCATTCTTTGGACCGGGTGCACTTGAGGGTGGAATTTTTAAATTAGCCGCAGAAGATAAAGACATAATGGTTGGAAGACTTCAAAATGCAGTGAAAAAAATGAGATCAGAACAACAAAAAAGTATTGGTATGATGAGATCAATTGAAGGTGATTTGGTGAATTTGTATAGACCGGGAACAACTGAATCTGCTTTAGGAATTATAGATCCTATTAAAGAAAAAGTTGCTCCTTATTTTGGTGAAAATTTACAAACAGTAAAATCTTTTGATGATTTATATCAACAATCCGAAACAAACGAACTTGGGTTGCCAGTTTTTAAACTTAAAACTTAAAGGTTACATATGGGTGATATAATTATAGAAACCCCTCAAGGTAATGTTCAAATAGAAATAGAGGGAGATGCTCCTAACGAAAAAGAGAAAAAAGCAATTATGGATAAGTTTTTTTCTCAACCTAGCGTTCAACCTAAAGCTCAAAGTCTAGATTTAGCTAACGCATCCGTAGAAGAAATACAAGATTATGCTAGAAAAAAAAGGTTATCGGGTATTGATCCTTTAACCAATGAACAAATTACTGATGAAGAGTTTGAACGTACATATAAAGAACCAGGTGTTGATTACTCTACTGGTTTAGACAGTATAGGATCTTTCTCTCGTTTTGGTTTTGGTAGAATGGATACGGACGAAGAACGTGCTGGATACCTAAAAGAAAAAGTTGGTGAAGATGGGTTTCGTCAAGATGCTCTTGGTAGATTCATACTTACGAAAAAAGGCAGACAAACTCTTGGAATGGGTAAGGGAAAAGAATTATCCATAGATGAAGAAGGTCTTAGTTTTAATGATATAAAGGATTTTGCTGGTGCAACGGCTGCTCCAATAGGTGCTGCGATAGGTGCATCTTTGATGGCATCTGGAATAGGATTTATACCAGGAGTTGCATTAGTTGGTGCGGCAGGCTTTGCTGGTAAGGCTCTTGATGAAGCGGTTGAATATTCTCAAGGATTACAAAAGCAATCTTTTGGAGATGTTCTAAGAGACTCTGCCTTTGAAGGTGCTTTTGCTTTAGCTGGTGAAGGTGTTGGTAGAGGTATATCTTCTTTTTTTGGTAGGCTTATAAAAGGACCTGGTGGTCCAGAAAACGAAGCACTTAGAGCACAAGCTAGAAAACTTGTGAATCAAGGATTTAGACCAACTGTTGCGGGTGCAACTGATGAATCTTTTCGTCCAATATTAAATCGTCTTCAATCAATTTATGAAGGTGTGTTTCCACAAAAAGTAGCTGCACAACAAAATTTGAAATTAGCTTTACAAGAATTAGAAAATGTAAGAGGCGTAAATAAACAAAGCATAAAAGATCTAAATGATTCTATAATGAAAGACATTGATCAAGCATATGCAAATACAAATCAAAAGTTTGAAATGGCACAAAAAAATATTAGCAAAGATACAGAATCAATAGTTTCTAAAATAATGAGTAAATTAAAAGAAGATAAAAATGTTCCTAAAAATTTAGCTGATAAATTAACTTTAAGTAAAAGTGTTTTCGACAGAGATATGGATGCTTTGTATTCTGGTATTAATAGAACATTAAAAGGCCGTAGAATAGTAAATACTGGCCCTATAATTAAAGCACTTGATGAATTAGCTGAAACAGCACCTTTAGATATTAAAGCAACTAAATTTTATAAAGATATTAAAAACCTTGAAGGTGGAAAAGCCACTGTTCTTGAAATGAATAGAATAAGAACACAACTATCTCAAGCCAGTTATTCACCAGAGGTTTTTGGTGGAGCAACATCTAATTCATTGGGTCGAATGAAAAAAGTTGTTGAACAATCTTTAAGGGATGCAGAAGTTGATTTAACTAGAGTAGCAGCAGAAGCAGATGCTAAAGCTGGTTTTGGTCAAGCTATTTTTCCAGAAAAAATTCCAGACTTAGATTCAGGTACAGTTTCAACAAGTAAAGCAGCTGAGCGAGTAGGCCGCACAACAAGAATATTTGATGAATCAGAATCTTTTCCTACAGGTGATGTTGGATTAAGTGAAGAAGGATTAGATCTTGTTAATGTTCAAACTGCTTTAAGAAATTTAAGAAGAGCTAATCGACTATATGGCGTAGGAATGGGACGTTTTGACAAAGTCGTTAATGAAAATTTATTAAAAGAAGCAAAAAGAGGGACGTTAAATCCTAGTTATATTTTTAATGAAATTATCACAAAAGATAATCCAGATGCTTTACGACAGGTGTTAGCTGCTGTTCGTGGATTACCTACAACCATGAAAAAAATAGATCTTCAAAAAGGTAAAGCTTTTATAGAAAGTCAAAGAATTGGAACAAAAACAATTGACGAAGCTTTAGATGAGGTAAAATTTTTAAATCCTAATGATCCAGCAAGATTGTCTGTTGAAAGAGATGTGTTAAAAATACAGAGGAATGCTGAAGAATTAGCGCAGGTTAGAGGAACAGGTGCAGAAGTTGCTGAAGATTTAAGACAAAATTTAGGTCGAATGTTTTTAAAAGAACAGTTAGATAAATCAAAAGTTATTGATAAGATTACTGGTCAAGAAGTATTTGATGGTGTTAAATTAGCTAATAATCTTAGTAGTTTAGGATCAACGGCTAAAGTTTTATTTAAAAAAGAATTAAATGAAATAGATGATGTTGTTCAAACATTAAAGCGAAGTAACGCTAATTTATCTGATAATACAGCTACGGCTCTTGAAGGTAAACCTTTGTTTGATTCTCTTAAAGAATTAAAACAAGCAACAAAAGCAAAAGAAGCATTAGAAAAAGATAATTTAATAAATAGTTTACAAAAATCGGGTGGCGATCCAGAAAAAATAGCTCAAGTAGTTTTTAAAACTCCAGAGTCAATTAATGTTGCTAAAACAAATTTAACACCCCAAACTTTTAACGCAGTTCAAGATGCAGCTATGGGCAAATTGTTAAAAGATATTGGTGCGGCAGTAGATGATGTAGGACGACCTAGATTGACCCCCGATTTTGAAGATGCATTTAAATCTGGAGCACTTGGAACAAAACTTAAAAATGTTTTAACCAACTATGGAGATGAAACTATCAATGCTATGTTTGGCAAAGGAACTTCTAAAACTTTAAGTACTTTAGCAGATGACATGGTTAAGGTTTCTAATGCAGCAACAGCTGGTAAAGGTGGTTTAGCTGCACCAACTATTGCTTTGTCTTTGACATTATTTGGTCTTGTAACAGCACCTTTAGCTACTATACCAACCGCATTAGGTTTTGCGTTTATGTCTAAAATGCTAAGAAATCCTACTGTTTTAAAAATTATGATGGCTAGTCGAAAACCTGGTGCAGATAAACTTGGACAATTATTTCAAATTGCACAAACAACCGCAGCACAACTAGAGGCACAAGGTGCAAGGGGGTTAACTGAACAAACAGCAGAAGAAGTAAAACCTGTTACAGGAGAGGTTGCTAAACAATTGGCTCCACAAATAAGTCAAATGAAAACTGATTTAACTTCTCAAATAACGCCTCCATCTGCTGCATCAAGTGCTAGTGGTGTAAGTCCTTTAGGAACAAATCCAATTGTCAATCCTAACCCAGAAACACAAGCATTAGCACAAGCATTACAAGGAAGAAATTAATGGATTTATCAAAACTAAAAGATCAACTCATCATTGACGAGGGCGTAAAATATGAGACTTACCTCGATCACCTTTCGCTAAAGACGTGCGGCATAGGCCATTTGTGCAGAGAGGACGAGCCAGAGTATGATCTGGAGTTAGGTGCAGAAATATCCGAGGACAGAGTTACAGAACTCTTTGAACAAGATATACAAAGTGTTATTATAGATTGTAAAAAAGTTTATGATAATTGGGATAACTTACCAGAAGAAGTAAAACAGATTGTAGCAAACATGATGTTTAACCTAGGCAGACCAAGATACAGCAAGTTTCGTAAACATATACAAGCTGTCATGGATGGTAGGTGGCAAGAAAGTGCCAACCAGATGCGTGATTCGAGGTGGCACAAGCAGGTGCCAAATCGGGCAGAGCGTTTATGTAAACGTATGGAAGAAGTTACAGTTTCATAAACTTCTTGGGTGTTCTGTTTTTAAGATCCCAGGTTCTTTTGTTGCAATACTCACAGCAGTATTTCTTTAGCTGATCTCGTTTGGTCTTGATATCCCATGCTTCATTGCATCCATCTCTTTCACAAGTTTTCTTAATGTTTGTTACTGTCATCCAACCTCTCCCCAATTATTACCTAACTCCTGGTCAACTTTACTTGGAACTTTTAACTCCAGACCTGTCTCCATAATCTCCTTGATTCTTGATGCCTGTTCCTCGGACTCTATGCTAAAACACAGTTCATCATGCACAGTGATCAAAGGACAAAACCCTTCTGCATAACAATCAGCCATAGCTTTCTTTGTTTGATCTGCTGCACTTCCTTGTATAAGTTTGTTCAATGCTTTGTAAGTAAAGGCTCTTCGTATGCTAGGCCCATACTCTTTATGTGCTTCTTCATACTTCAAAGGTTTCTTGTAACCAAAACTATTTGGCTCCCATAAATTAAAACGACAACGTCTACCTAAAATAGTTCGTATCTGTCCGTATCTAGATGCTCTGGAAGAAACCATATCTGCCAAACCTTTTACAAACGGCACACGAGAATGGTATTTACTCAATAACTCTTTGGCATTTTCTTTTGTTATATCAAGAGTATTTGCCAACTTGCCTATACCCATACCATACATAATACCAAGATTAACTGTCTTGGCTTGTTTACGATTAATCTCAGCCATATCTGCCACCATCTGATGAAAGTCTGGATCGTCTGTATGATACTGCTCTACAAGTTCATCAATCTTGGGATGTTTATCTTCGCCCAGACTCGCACAATAATGAACCAATAACCTTGGCTCCTGGCTCGAATAGTCAAAGCTTCCCCATTTTGTACCTTCCTCTGGTAGAAACAAACCTCTAATCAATTCTTTAATCTCTGGATCTCTTGCAGGTATTTGCTGTAGGTTTGGATTAGAAGAAGAGAAACGACCTGTAACTGTCCCTCCATCATCAGAACGTAGTTGATGAAACTCACAATGTATTCTGCCTTTGTGTTCATACCTTAATATACTATCGATAAAAGTATTGTTAGCCTTGTCTACTTCCCTTAACTTTAAAATCTTTGATGCAATAGGATGTTCACAAGTTTGTAAGAATGCTTTTGTAAAAGAAGGTTGATTGTTACTTTCTGTCCGTCCGTAGGCAACCTTATAATAGTCAAAGACAGCTGCGATACTTGTAGCCACCCAGGGCAATACTTCCAAACTAGTTTCTTTCTTTATATCAAGGACTAACTCATCTTTTATTTTAATTAACTTTTTCCTTGCCTTTTCAGCTTGATCAAGATCTACCCTTACACCTTTTCTTCTCATATCTAATACAACAGGTATTAAGCTTGTTTCCAAGTCAAAGATAGTCTCTAAACTCTGTGACGTAATTTCTGTCTGTAATCTATCCCATAGCTTTAACGTCATAATCACATCTTGCTCGGCATAGGCCCCAACAAACTTTGAAGGCAATCTCCACATTTCTTCTTTGGCATCAATGCCCCAATCACTAGCTGTTGCACGTAATAGCTTTTCATCCTTTCTCATGTCTATGTAATCTCGCCCTAAAGCATTAAGAGCATAGGAGTATCTGTTCTCATCTACCAAAGGTGCAGCAACCATTGTATCTATGATCTTGCCCTTTACATCAACACCAGAGGCATATAGCCAACCCATATCATACATGGAATTGTGCATAATCTTAGGTATGTTTGGTGTGTTTAACTGATCCTTCAACCAAGACATAACTCTGCCCTCCGAAAGGTTGCCACCTGCTTCATGCCTTATCGGATAATAACCTACAAAATCACCACCTGCGATAGCTATGCCAACAACATATCCATCATTGCGTGTCCACCCTGGACCTAGCTTTTTAAGGTTTGGATCTCTTGTCTCTAAGTCTATGGCAATGTATTTACAGTTTGTAAGATCTGGGAACTCATCTGGTGCTGTCCAATCATTCTCCATCTGGTCAAGTTCAAGACGTTCAAGAAAATGCATTGTGCTGTTATCTCTCATTTTTTTCTCCACCTAAAGCTGCATACCCACAGATATCTATCCAGGAGTCTTCGTGGTCTGGTGTCTCAATCAATCTCGACAACTTAACAGCAATCATACAAGCATACACTTGTTCAACTGTAATATCTTTATCTAGTATTGGTGACCAGAGATCAGCTATTCTTTTGTGATTAAGATAGGCATCACCATAATCCTTTGCCCTTTCTCCACTAATCAATACTTTTGCTTTGTCTAAGATTTGTTCTCTTTTCATATTTGATACCTATTCTCTGATTCCGTTTCGATTATATGTAAGTTTTCTTTTGTTCTTGTAACACCTGTATAAAAGACTCTGTGCTCATCATCTTGATATTGATTTTTAACACAAGCACGAGAGGACTCTGACATAAGTATTACATTGTCATCCTCTCCACCTTTCATTGCGTGTATGGTTGATATATCAATTCTTGGAGACTCAAAGTCTTCTCCTCTTCTAGTCAACGAATCCATATAGAATCTATCGTCTTTTGAAACATCTAACATATCTCTTGAAGTTGTGTCTTTAGGGGCAATCATTCCGTAGTTTCGAACTAAATCATCATACCCTAAAATGAGATCATGCTCTAAAAAATCTAGTTGCTTAACGACACCACGTTTTATCTTTGCTTTTTCTCCCATTTTGGGAAGTACAGCATAGAGGTCTTTGATCATTTGCAAAGGTAATTTACTGCCATTCTGCAAAAGTTCCCAAGTATTCATGTTCTTAATCATATCTTGATTTAAACTTGGCTTTCCATACAAGTTGTACAGATATCCGTCATCTCTTAAACCTTCTGCTATAGTTTGTACAATTCGATTTGTACGAGCCATAATTGTCCACGAACCTTGGTCAATGTTTACATCAAACAAACTAAGATGATAGTTGACACTGCCCTTCTTTGCTAGAGGTTTCCAATCCTTTTCTTGTCTATACGATATCCTCTTTACAATCCTATTAGCGATAGAGTACACCGATTTAGGGACTCTATGACTTTGTGTTAAAACTTCTATAGTATCACAGGCATTTATAAAATCTCTTACATCAACACCATTCCATCGATGAATACATTGATCATCATCCCCCGCATACCAAATCTCTTTTGCATTCTCCTTCATAACATAAACTTGCTCCCATTGTAGTGGAGTCAAGTCTTGTGCTTCATCGACAATCAACAGATCTAAAGAAGGAGAGCTTCCTTGATCTACAAACCCTTTAATCATATCCGTAAAATCTACTTTATCATTTTCTTTTTTGTAGTGCTTGTAAACTGCTTCTAACTTTTTTAACAATACCCAATGTAGATTGTAATCGTCTGTATCATTGAACTGTTGCCCTAAAGATATACATCTCATAATTGATCTATGTATAATCTCAAGATACTTATTACCTTCTCTAGCTGATACACTAATCAATCCGTCTTGAATATTTCTTGCAGTTCCATTGTCAAATACCAACCCAACTTCATTACCAATCTTGCCAAAATCATATTTAGACATGACCTGTTCTTTCTTAAAACCTAACCATTGAAAGCCTGTAGAATGCAAAGTTCTAAACCAAGGTGTATCTTCCTCTGTAAGGTTTAGTTCTGCAGCAACCCTTGATCTAGCTTCCTCTACCGATTTGCGAGAGAATGATACAAAACCTATTCTATCTGGTGGTATACCTTTTTTCAACGCATCACGAACCACGTTAATTAAAGTATATGTCTTGCCACATCCTGGCGGCCCAAAGATTAATTTTTCTTTTACCATTCTGGTAACCCCCAATTTCTGTCTGAATCATTTCGTCTATTGGGACGTGGAGGTCCTATAAAAGCTGCAGTATTTTTAAGAGCTTTATAGAGATTTCCATCCCAAGTATAAACATGAATCCAAGCCATAGTGCCACTAACTCTAGTTTTTCCAGAGTTAGACAACATTCCTAAAATAAAATCCTTCTTAAAAGTATATTCTCGCATCTGCCATTTATGAGATCCTTTACCAAATTTTTTCCAAGAATAATTATTTAAAAAATCATACGTCATTTCTGATTCTTTAATTTCATCTGGGTGTTCAAGAATATATTCAAATCGTTCTTTGTCTATCCTATTTTTAGTAAGTATTTCCTTTTCTTTTTTATCTATTTCTTCTTCACTTATGTTAGAATATTCTTTTAATTTAAAAACATCTTGAGAAGCATTCTTTATTTTCTGCTCTATTAATCTTTGTTCAAAAAGATGCAGTAAAATTTTAGCACCTTTAGGTTTCATTCTTAAATTCCATTCACATCCAGCATAGACTTCACAAGGTTTAATTTTGTTAAAAATACAGTAATCTTGTACCGCCCATTTAGCTTTTCTAGGTTTTACCTCGGGTATAAAATTAATTACCGATGTCCAATGCTTGTAAAGTTTTTCTGCTAAAACTTTCCTAGAATCATCAGGATTAATTACTGACCAATATTTGTCTCCAAAACTCCACCATTGATCAAAGTCATTCATTACTTTGTCCTTGGTCTGGTTTTAATCCAATCTGACACATCTCTTCGTATCCATCGCATAGGACTCTGCTTACTCCTAGCACCTAATTTCAATGGTCGTGGAAAGATACCTTCGTCCATCCATCTGTAGATGGTAGACTCGGAAACCTTTATCCATTCAACTATCTCCGTCAATGTGAGAAGCTCCTCTTCTTTAGAATGGGATGTTGGATTCATTACTATTCTCCTCTATTGGTAATTCTATTTCTTCTTCCTGAAACTCTGGAACCCACCAAACTCTTATGTTTGACCATTTTCCAGTGTCATCATCTTTTAATGTATAAACACCATTACAATTTTGACCATCATTTAAATCTTTTAACCTTTGTTGAAGTTGAGGTCTGGTGTAACCATTAAAACCACGTTGTCTTAAAAACTCCTGCAAACCTTTTATCGTAAAATATGTAAGATCATTTTCTGTCCAGGGTTTACCTATATTCAATTCTTCTGGTGATCTTGCTCTGATTCTACTTGTACAGTATGTCTGTAACAACTCTTTGAACTGACCCTTCATGGTTAATTCTTCTGGTACTTCGATAGTTGTAGCTTTTTCTAAAAGACGATTAATTAAAGTTTGCCAATCGCTAGGTTTCATAATCGGTGGCATATAATTTAGTTGCTCGATACAAGCCTCTTGAAAGTGCTGTTGCATCTGTAATTGCTTGGTAGATATCTCAAGACGTTTACCATTTACATCAACAAAGAACAACCTTGGGTCTGACAACAGTATTGTAAGACCTCCTATCGAAGGTGTAGCATCACCATTTCCTACACCAAACTTTCTAGTCTTGCAAACCTGCTTGTCACAATGACTCTTTAAAGGCTCCACATTACATTGATACTGATACTCTTTCTTCTCATGCTGTTTCTGTAAAGCAACTATCTCTGTTGCAGGTAAAGGTGGAGAGGAATACTTTTGGTTTATATCTTCAAACATCTTCTGCCAGGTATCCTTATCTTTCTTCTGACAGTACGTGCAAACATTAAATAGAACTGTATTCCTCGCACCTTGTGGTACACCTAAGTTTAAAAACCCTTGCAGACAAGGAGGGGCATCAGAGAACTCTTCTCTTCTTGTACCAAAATCTATCTTGTTGATTTCATACAAGGTTGTTTGTTTCTTTTCAGCTTGGGCAAGAAACTGCTCCAAACTTAAATCTTTGCCTTTATCATCTACCGCATATCGAACTGTCTTATCACTATCAAAGTATGGTAAGTTTATAAAGTTACCTACATCACCTCTATCTGCTAATATCTGGTCTTGTTTCGGAAATATCTCACAACCAGAAAAACCCATTGCTGCAGCAATCTCGAACATATGATCACGAAACTCTGCCGCATTAACCCAATCTTTCATAAATATAAATATATGTGCACCACCAGACTTTGAACGGCAAACAATAGCAGGTATCTTTAAATCCTTACATTTCTTTGCAATCTCTTTGTGGTCAACATTATAAGTGTCAATGTCAAGGACACCAAACTTGCATTCGTTGTTGTTGGTAATGGGGATCGATCCAATACCTTTTACACCTTTTAAGTGTTCTTCTATCATTTCTACGGACAAAGGTGTTTTAACGATAATGCTCTTTGCTTCAGCTTTACCATTACGTCTCTTACTGCCCACAGTAGTTTCACCATGTGCAAGACTAGATCCCTCAAATAGATTAAAAAATTTCTGTGCAACTGACATAATAAAAAGTAGCAGTGCTTAACACTGCTACTCTCCATCACCCTAGAAGGGTGCTTCGTCTTGGTTTTCAGAAACAGCCTTGGCTTCTCCCTTCATAACTGAAGATCGGAAACTTTTAGCTTCATCAAACAAAGCCTTGGAATCCACTAGATCGACTTTCTCTACATTGAGATTGTACCATGTACCTAGTTCATTGGACTCCTCAACTGTCTTTATTCGCCACTTGGTAGCAAACAAAGCAGGTTGTTTAAAGTTACCATCCTTATCTTGGATCTTGAACATTGCTATTTGTGTCTTCCACCTACGACTAATCTTTAATGCAGAAGATTTCATATCAATGATAGCAGGTTGTGCACTGCCATCGTCATTCAAGACCATACAATAGTGCTGATCAGACTTAACTAACTGATTACCACTCGGAAGTATCTCTACACTTCTATCCCTGGTCGTTTGACTAAGAACAGGTGAGTCTACTTCGATCTCACCTACAAAGCCACCCCCTTGATCTCTTGGGACAAACTCAAGATACTTTGTTTCCTGGTAGCAAGGTATAACTACGACACCTTCCTCACCTGTCCAGAACTCTCCTGTAACAGTGTTGAACAAATCACCTTGTGATGCACCATCAATATACTGAGGATCACTTTTCTTAATCTGTGGTGACAAAGCTTGGATTGCTCTGATAAAAGGAATCTGTAATTCATTTGTATCATAGTTAATACCCTCGCCTGCCGAGTTAAGTATGTCATCCATAATTGGAGACACTGTTGTATTAGATTTTGTTGTTATATCTTTTTTATCTGGCATATCTACCTCCCTTATTTTCTTTTAACAACTGCTGTTCGTGCCACAAAAGCACCAAACAAATCCAAATCAATAGGAGCACCTTTTTCAACCATGTCCCTTACAAATGCTTTAAGAGTCATAGAATGAATGTGCGTCTTTGATTCGGGATGAAAACCTTTTTGATCCAGATCAACCATTAGATCTTTAGCAACATTGTCCTCACCTCTACCGAAAGATAAAGTTATGTCATTCTTAATGATATCGTCATAACCATTCTCTCTCAACCAAGCATAAGCCTGGTCTTTCTTATCCATAGGTATCGATGCAGATACAAAACTCTTTAACGAAACAGTTGCACCATCAACGTCAAGTCTGTCTATACCCATCTCATCCATAACTTCTGGAATTTGCTCAAAAGATATGTTCTGCTTTTTAGCTTTCAGAGTTTTTAAAAAATCCTCAGCTTCTTGTATATCTTTTGTCACTTGGTTTAGCTGATTAACTAAACTTGATAATCTCTTTCCTTCAATCGGATCGACTTTATCAAACGAGGATGATTCAGCAAACATCTCATCCTCTAATAGTATGTTCTTGTTTTCCATAACAAGTATCTCCTCTTCAGGTTTAGGTTGACAACATAATTGTTATCAATATATTATAGGACAATATGAGGTATTATGAATGATAAGTCAAGAGCAATTTAAAACAAAACCATATAAACATCAAATAAAATCATTAGAGCTTGGCTGGGACAAACCTAGTTTTGCTTTGTTTATGGAGATGGGCACTGGTAAATCAAAGGTTTTACTCGATAATATTACAATGTTGGCAAGACGTAAAAAAATAAACTTTGCTTTCATTATTGCTCCCAAGGGAGTTTATCGTAACTGGATTGATAAAGAAATACCAGAACATTTTTCAGAAGATGTAGAACACGAATGTATATTCTGGAAATCTAATATGAACCAGGGTGAGAAGAAGTATTGGTTAAACTTCTGGAGGAATCCACCGCAAGATAAGTTTATTATCTTTGTAATGAATGTTGAAGCTTTTTCCACGACTCGTGCATTTAAGAATGCAGATGTCATTAGTTCAATGTTTGCAGCCAAAGGTTTGATCGCCCTGGACGAATCAACCACAATTAAGAATCCAAAGGCCAAAAGAACAAAAGCTTTGTTAAAGATTGCAAATAAGTTTTCTTACAAAAGAGTATTAACTGGATCTCCAGTAACAAATTCACCTTTGGATTTGTTTTCGCAGTGTGAGTTTCTAGGGACTAATATGTTGGGATATACTTCTTATTATGCTTTTCGGGCAAGATATGCTGTTTTAAACAGCCGTCAGATGGGTAATCATAGCTTTCAACAAGTGGTAGGGTACCGACATATTGATGAATTAACCAGAAAAATAGATGAATTTTCCTTTCGAGTTCTTAAAGATGATTGCCTAGACTTGCCTAAAAAGATTTACACATCTAGATATGTTTATATGACTTCAGAACAAATAAAGATGTATGAAGATATTAGAAAGAAAGCTGTGTTGATGTTGGAGAATGATGAATTTGTATCAACTCCTTCGATGATTACACAGATGCTACGTCTGCAGCAGATTTTGTCGGGGCATCTAAAATCTGATGATGGCAACATGATTACCTTTCCAACCAGGCGATTGGACGAACTTCTTGAAATTTGTGATGAAGCACCCAATAAAGTTATTATATGGTCGAGATTTAGATATGATATCATTTCAATCGTTAAAGCATTGAATAGTAAGTATAAAGGAAATGTAGCAAAGTCTTTTTTCGGAGATACATCTGACAATGAACGTCAAGAGATTGTTCGGGACTTTCAAGACATGAACTCTGAACTTCGGTTCATGGTCGGGAATCCATCAACTGCGGGAAGAGGTTTGACACTTACTGCAGCAAATACTGTGATTTATTATGCTAATGACTTTAACCTTGAAACCAGGATGCAGTCTGAAGATAGATGTCATAGAATTGGTCAAGAAGATAGAGTTACATATATTGATCTTATATGTGAAGGAACAATTGATGAAAAGATTGTTAAGTCTTTAACAGGTAAAATTAAACTAAGTGCCCAGGTATTAGGAGAAAATATAAAAGAATGGCTAAAGATACCCAAGAAATAGATAAAACAATAGAGATTATTAAAGATTTTAAAAAAGGATGGTTGCCCTACCAAATTGCAGTAGAAAGATTTAGTAAGGCAACCGGCCTATCTGTTAGGATAGCTGAAGTATTATTTAATGAACAAAGAAAAACTACTAAGTAACTTCTTTCATTTCAGCATGAGCTTTTTTTATTAACACACCCAACTGCCTAGCAATTGTTCTTTCCTGGTTTTCAGCAATCTGTTTTATCATTTTGTAAACATTGTTTGGAACAGCAACTGTTCTAAACTTTACTTCTTTATCTTTTTTCATTTGTCCCTCTTTCTTGGTTGTCTGTAACATATAATTATTTATACGTTACTGTCAATAAAAAACAACTTATAAAAAGTTTTTTTAACTTTACCCCAAAAAGTTGTTTTTCTTTTTTTTGGGGTAGAGTTTTTTATGTGAAGTGCTAACAAATTACTATTTCGCACTCTTTTTTTCCATATTTGTATATGTCACCTTGCAGCACAAACATTGAACCTCGCCTTTTTTAGATTCGGGAAGTTTTGCTTTACATACAAGACAAAATACATCAGCTTTCTTTGTCATAGGTTATCTCCTTAAAATAAATTTCTGCATCTTGCTTATGATTAATTATGCAATATCTCATAATATCGGCAATACTTATTTGTCTATCAACGTCATAAGATAATTTTCGAGATAACTTCTTAATGTCATCTAAATCGTTTTTGTCCATCCTCAAAGAATACATGGAAAAATTATCTTTTAATTTATTCGGTCTGGCCATCATGTCCTCCATTTAATTTTCTTATATAAACAATTCGTCTTGCTTGACCTCCTGTAAGGTTAAAGTGTTCGGCTAAATCATCCATAGTAAACTTTCTATCAATGTTAACCTTTCTATGAACACCACCTTCTTTTTTGTATTTGATATCGTTTTTATGCTCATGCCAATACTGCTGAACCTCGTTTACAAAATCATCATTGAATTTTGTCATTATTCCATCTCCCTTCTGTAGAATATGTGATCGTTGATACGAACTGTTTGTGTAAAATTATAACTCCAGGATGGGGTTACATAATGTGCGTGGTAATGTGTTGAACCTTCGGTAAAATCTACAATATTTAAAGGTCCCTCAATTAAAGCATAAGCAATCTCTTCTGCCCATTCGTAAGCAGCGTGATCGGTTATGGTTTCGGGTTTGCCGTCACACCAGAAACTAAACTGACACATATTCGGGATCGGGGTTTCGGGATTCCAGGAATAATAATATCCTTCGGTAACAACTCCACAAACATTGTTGGGGTATCTAGGATCTGCAACTCTGGACATAATTACTTGCCCCACGGCTATCTGTCCAAGTGTTGGCTCACCTCTGGCTTCAAAGTATATTGCAGTTGCTAAACAAGCTAATGTAGAAATCATTTGACTTCTCCTTTCTTTTTTTGCTATTAATTAATTACCTCGTTGATTAAGGTTACCCCAAACTGTTCTTTAATCCTTTCTAGCAGTTTGGGGTAGTTTTCATTTATTGTTAGATAATACACAATTACTTAAAACGATTTTTTCTTCATCTGTAAGTTCATATAATCTCCAACGAATTAAACTTGTTTCACAACTCTGTAACTCATCAAAAGTTTTATAATAAAACCTAGTTTCACATTTATGATCAGTTGCAGTAGTCATAAAACAAACAAGTGCCATTGCCTTATAAATCATAGTTCTGCTTGGAAACGACACCAACCTTGTTTCTTGATGCAATCATAAATCTTCTGACCAAGCTGAAGTCTTGCATACCATTCAAGTATCCTTCTGACATCCTTCTCTGAAACTACTCCTAAAACTTTTGTCAGCATCTCATTGTTATAACCACCATCAAGATCATCAAAAAATTTATCTAACTTGTTTTCATACTTTTCAAGATATCTTTTACATTCTGATATGCCCACGGCTACCTTATCTAGATCGTCCTTTTCAAAGTTATAATCCAAAAAACCAGGTGTACTGCCTTCTACACCAAAATAATCTGCATCACTTGAAGATTGAACTCCAAACCAAAATTTGCCGTCTATATCGCCTTCGTAATATCTACCCATTACTTATCCCCTTTTACGTTGATTAAAATTTTTTCTCGAAGATCATTTAATTCTCCAAGCTTTCTTTCATATATATGCGTATCGCTATGACTATCATAAGAATGATTATCTCTGATATATTCTTGAGTTTCATATATATGTTGTTCTACGGCATGAAAAATATGCCGCAATTCCTCGATTGAAAAGTTAGTCATCTAATCCCTCCATTTTACAATACATTGTCCTTCCAAAATCATATCCTTGCTTATAGGCACTTGTGAGATTTATATTTAAAAATTCAACATGTTCTGCAATCGGTCTATCTGCTCTTTTACCTAGTAACAAGGCATCCTCAACACCATCCTTGAATTCATCTATAAATTTCTGTTCTTTTCTTCCATCTTCTTCACTCATTATATTTTCCCTTCTAAATATTTTAAACAATGTGCAATCGTATCAATCACCCAACCATTGCCGAGCATCTTATATCTCTGAGTTTTTGATATTGTCTTTTGATTGCCTTTATCATCAATGCCATGAAGAGTTGAATTATCATCCATAGTCATCAATCTCTCACATTCGATTGGAGTTAATGCCCTCCAACGAATTTGCTCCTCAACAACAACATTATCCTTTTGTACTGTCGTTAATGTATTCGATTTACTATCACCACGAACCTCCAACCTTTGAGTTGTCAATCCTTGAGTTTTCATTTTATGATCTTGACGTTTACCATCTACAAGATAACGTCCACGAAATGCACCAATAGAAACCTTTGGCTCTCGATTGCCACCACCCATTGTATTTAATGTAGGTGCTTTGCCGTTTGGAGAATAAACCCTCCTTAAAATATCATGCCCCTTGATTTCTTCTGCATGACCAACCTCGATACATCTCACTCCAGTTTGTCCTTGATTTCCAAAACCTTTATAATCTCTTGCCAACAAACAACTAGCCTTGTCTATGTTTTCTTTCAACATGACTTTGCCTTGTTTACCTACAAGATCAGCTTGTGGTCTGTCCTCCTTAAAATAGTTATAAGGAACTCCTTTATGGAAGTTAGCCGTAACAGTAAAAGATTTATCTGTATCTGTTGATTGTGTATAACGATCTGACCTTTTATTAGTACCATATTTCTCATTACCACGATCCATATACTCAATACTTTTTTGCCCATAATAATGTGTTTCTTCAATCTCTTTCCTAGTCAGTAAAATATCCCCTAACATTATACCTTTATCTATCTGTGGCATTATGCCCCAACTTGCCCAATACAATCGTTTTCGATTTTGTGCCGAGTCTAATGCTGAATTAAGTTCAATCGGATGAACACCTAATTGATCGGTAATCACATCCCTAAACTCTTTTTTCATTTTTACATTTTCCAGGAAAAAATTTATCTTCGGATTTATCTCTCGGAGTTCGTTCAATATCCTTACAAACTCAAAGAATAACTTTGATCTCGGATCATCAAAGGCTAACTGTTTTCCACTAAACGAAAATCCTTGGCAAGGCGAACCAGCCAAAATTAAATCTACATGACCTAAATCTTCACCTTTGACATTCTGCACATCTCCAAGCTGAATTACTTGAGGATGTAAAAATCGGTCAACTGATAAAGCAAATGGATCAATCTCGGCATGATAAACTTTTGTCAATGGTGGGAGATCGGTTCTCTCCCATGCCATGATATCCGAACCAACTCCACTAAAAAGATTAAGTATTATCATTTAGGTTCTCCTATTTCTTTAATTCTATTTTCTATAGCCTTTAGATCAAATTCATCATTATCTTTGATGCCCAACATATCAGCAATCTTTTGTAACCATTCTGAAAGTTCATCACTTTCATATTCAAAGGTTAATTTACTGTTTTCATTACTTGGAAATTTATCAAAGTGTTCTGCATCATCTTCATAAGTATTTGCTAAACTTATATCAAAACAAAAAGCATCTCCATTCGCACCAACTTTAATTTGATGTTTAAAATCCTTTTCAATATGAAAGTACTCATCTAGTTTTTCTTCGAGAGTTTCCTTTCTATTTTCTTTAGCAATGTATGCTGAAATTACTCCATTGGTTATAAGTGTATCATCCCCATTTCGTTCTTCGTGATAAAGATAGTCTTGGTTTAAATCTACAATCCAATTATGCAAATTTAACCAAGATTGATCTCTGACACATTTATTTTTTATTGAATTTCGTTTAAAAATTTTTTCTAAATCTTTACTATTTTTCATATAAAGTTTCATCTTATCCCCTCCACTTGGTTATTTTAATTCTTAATAATTCTAATCGTCCTACTTCTACAAGATCGGCATCTGAACTTTCTGAAATCTGATACAATCTATTTTCTATTAGATCATCAAGAAGAGAATGCTCATCTTCTGTAAGATGTTTATCAAACAAAAGATGTTGTAATATTTCGTGATTAGTTCCATTGATCATTTCCAAAATCCCTCCTCATTTTCTATTCTGTCGTTTGTTTTCTCTATGAGATCAATAAGATTATTTCTAAATTCACAATACTTATTAAATGTTTTTTGATCTGCATTTACTGCGAAATCATCATTCATATAACTTGAAACAAGACCATAAAGTTTATCATCAAAGTCCATAAAATCATTATCACTCATTATAATTCTCCCTTGATAAAAAACTGTGCCATGATTTCCTCAACTTGATCACTAACCTTTTCAAATTCTAACTGTTTTTCAGATGTGTAGGTTATATCTCCATTTTCATCTTCCATGTAAATAGTATTAGGGGATGAATATTCTAAAACGTATGTAGATAGTTCACAATATAATTCTACCCAAGTTTCTGATGGTATTTTAATTTTACTCATCATCTTCCTCCATCTCAATAATATCAGTTTCATTTTCACAATCGTGACACCAATACACACAATCAAGATCATCTTCCCAAGTGCGACATTGATTATTCCAATATTGATTAGCTATCCAATTGATCCCTTTACATTCTTCACAAACATATTCAGCTTTTTCGTAGTGAAAATGATGTTTACATAATTCACTCATAACTAACTCCATTATCGTTAGAAATTGAAAAAGACTTGTCCTTCGGATCAAGGACAACGAATTTTATAAATCTTAATAATTTCCATACAACTTCGTCATAGGGATGTTGTCGTGTTTTACAACAATTAAATATTACGTTTTCATCCTCGTATCGTGGCTCTCGAATATTTTTATATAAGATAAAATCTTCACAACATCTTGAACCTTGACCATTGAATTGAAGTACCTCGTCATTACTTTCTGAAATATAAAGGTCAACTTCAACCTCCATAGATGAAAAGAAATAATCTCTAATCTCTGACCATTCAGCATCTGTGAATGCTCTTTTCTGATACCAATAATTTGTATATCCCATAATTACACCACCCTATCAAAATCAAGATAATCATTATAAGTTTTGAGTGCCTTATCAAAAGGCATTTCATTTAAAATGACGTTGATGTTTTTGTTTGCAATTTTAAACTTATTGATATGAACACCACTAATCTTTTTGATGTTCTTGCTCTTCCAAACATATACGTCATTATCTTTGACATAGACGATTTTATTTTTGTTCAAAAGTCTTTTAAGTTCTTTTGACCTCTTCCAAAGATGTACTTGATCGTGACACCACATTTCAAAACTTGTGTCATATTCTTCTGCATCATTATAGTCAGATGACATCTTCCATTTAGGTAGATTTTTTTTACACCATTCGTCTATCTCTCTGATAATGGTGTGTGGAAATCTGTCCTCTGTATATTGATGATCTGATCCACCATGACCATCATTGCTGACATGGATTGCTTTCTTACCATCCACATAAACATATCCTTCATAGCAATCTGTTTCATGTGATGCAAAAGCTGAATGCTTTATTGATTTCATTTCTAGTTTCATAATTTATCCTCTCTTGTATTTTATTTCTTTTGGTTCAAATCTTTCATTAATTTGACTTTCCCAAAAATCATTATTGAGTTTTATAAATCTAACTCGACCACTCAGATCACAATAATCAAACTGCTCTCCAATTCCTAAATGATAGATGTGAGATAAAACATCTGTATCTTCTCCAATACAGTCCCATAATTCGCTATTAAATAATTGACCAAATTCTAAAAATTCAAATTTACCATTGTGAATATCTTCATATCCCTCGTGCCACGAAACTCTTAATAACATTATTTTCCCTCCTTGATTAATATTCATATTGAAAAAATGGATGACAATCTTCGTCATCCAATGGATATTCTTCTTTATAATATGGCTTTCTTTTTCCCTCGCTTTCACATTGATCACAAAGTACCTCTGAGCCATCTATCCATGTGTTTCCACATTTGACGTTTACTATCTTCACATCTTCTTGATAGCGACCTATCGGCTTATATTTCTCAACTAAAGTATTACACATTTATTTTCCCTCCATATTATATTTAGACCAATGCTCATTCCAAACATCTACCAAAGAACCTCTTGTAAATTTATTATCTGCATAAATACCTAAAAATTTAAGATTATTATTTAATATGTAATCCCAAACCTTCTTTCTAAACTCTTGGAATGTTTCACATTCAGATACGATATACCAAACATATTCATCTAACTTTTCTTCTTGATCCATGATCATTGCTTTTACTCTGCCCATTATATAACTCCCATCTTGGTTGCCATTGCAGAACCAAAAAGTTCTGTGATTAATTCCCTTGAACCTTGGATAGATAACTCCTTATGGTGAATATCTACGATCTGCTCTTTTTCCTCGATCATCTGATCAAGTAAAGGATTGTCATATGAGATTTGTTCTTTGATAGTTTTTAATCTATTCAGATCATTGTATACTTCGTTCATTTTATTGTACCTCAATTAATTATTAAAAGTTATTAATATGAGAATAAATTATAAATGATATATATGCAATCATTAATTAATGTTTTTTTTACATTATATAGTGTTTTTCTGAAAATTTATTTTTTTTTTTTTTTGCTCTATCATGGTGTAAGAAGTGTGAGAAATGTAATGAGTACCATGAACCATAGACATACACTCAAATCACTCATTACACTTGTATCGTTATTTTTTACACTTCTTACACTTCTTATGCTCTTGAGACTACTTTTGCATCTGATAGAAAATTGAAAAATTGAAAAAAATATTTAGTGTTGTCATAATATATGTATATAAAGAAACATGTCTGAGAGTAATTTTTGGAAAACTATCAAAAGAAATCTGCCATCTGATTGTCATGCCACTCGTATAGAAAATAGAAATGGTGGTGGCATCCCAGACGTTCACATTGTATTAAATGGCTTTTCTTTTTGGATCGAGTTAAAAGTAAGCAAAGGTAACAAAGTTTTATTGTCCCCTCATCAAATTGCTTGGAACTCTGCCTATTGCAGAAAAGGTGGTGTTTCTTTTATCTTGGCAAAGCACCCCTCTGAAGGCTCATTATATTTGTTTGAAGGTAATCGGTGTTCTGAGTTATTGGATAATGGATTAAGAACCATGAACCTATATTTCGGTAAAGATTATAAAGAATTATTTTCGGTCATTCGGGATTTCGGGTTGGGAAAAATCGGGTCGGGTCGGGCAAAATAACAAGGTATAAATATACTAGAACATATAATTATACCAATCTGACGGCTCTTATATAAAGAAATTTTTTTTGAGAAAAAAATAACCAAGTTTCAAAGCTTGGTTATTTTTCCGAGGTAACTCTGTTTATAAAATTGCTTTATTAGATAGCTTTTCTGATATAATGCCCTCTTTTTGCATTGCGTCTAAAAACTCGCACCATTCACTTCTAATAGTTGCGTTATACTCGTTTTGTGTTAATGGCTTTTTAGTTACTTGATTATATAACTTTATAATATTAATATTATTTAAAGTTTTGTAACCTTGCCAAAAAGCTTTTCTTAATTCTTTTTGAGTTGTTATTTCATATTTCATTTTTTAACCTTTTCTATAATTGTTTTTGTTTCGTTGTGAGTGTAACAAAGTAAACAATCGACACACTTAGAATGACAATTGATATTAAAATTATCTTTGTTTTCTTTTGTTACATTGTTAAAACTTTTATCAAAATATTTTGGTAACTTGTTTAATGGTTTGTCTAATTTACTATTAGAATAAATAAGAATTAAGTTTTCTGGTTTTTGGTTATTATCAAAAAACTTTTTTATTAAATCAAATCTTTTTGACCACAATGTAAAATTACAATGTGGATTTTTTAAAGCGATATTATTATAATTTTCTAAATGATTTAAATTAATTAATTCTCCGTGGCTATCAAATCTAAAATATAATTCTAGAATAGTCGGCAATAAAGAAAATTCAATTATACTACTACTCAATAATTTACTATTCCTTTCCAAAGGATTAACCATATTTTTTCTAAAACTAGTTAACGAATTTATAGAATAGCAAAATGAACAAATTGAATTTTTGTTTTTACTTTGTTTAATACAATACTCATTAGTTAAAGTATTTACATTTATTGAATTAATGGCACTGTCGCACGTATCACTTTTTCCAAGCTTTCCAGAACCTTTTGTTATATGTATTTTTTGAAACATTTTTACCTCATTAATAATAATTAATAATTTATTATAACTTAGTTACAATAAAAAACAAGTAATTATAATATTTAATAAGTCGGGTTTTCGGGATTTTTTTAATTCGGGAATTCGGGATTTTTTTTTAAATAATAATAATATAATAGGTATAATAATATACTAACATATAAAACAAACTATCTAGTAAGCTTTAAAAATAGATTTTTTTTTGGTGCTGCACTTAAAAATTTTAAAAATAGTTTTTCCTGGTCAAAATATTTTACTTGTTAAAACTTGTTTATTTTGATAATGGTCTGAAGGTCTTTAAAAAAAGACAAAAAAATTGGAATAACTGAAAAATCAGCTATTCCAATAAAGTTTAATCAAATTTTGGATATCTTGGATTTTTATCCAATTGAACAATTTTAGAGTTTAAAAGTTTTTCTTTTGTAATATGTAACCTTTTACCATAATCCAACATCTCAACAACCATATTGCATTGACCTTTGGGAAGGACGGAGGAATTTACTATCGATTTTGCAACCTCAAACATATTCTCCCAATTTGGTTCATTTTTAATATATTTTGGCATTATAAAACCTCCGAATTTTGATCGCCTTTTAAATATTCTTTTATCCAAAAATCAAAAATGGCATTAAAATCTTTTTTATTCCATTCATAAGGAACACCGATACAAGCTAATGTTTCACCTTTAAACAAGTGTACTTGGCAACTATTCCAATCTTGCTCCATAATAAAAACTTGTTTTTTGTTCAAATCTTTATATTGCCATTTAGGTTTGAATTCACCCTCTATTGCTGATTTTTTATTATTAGTTTCATCTCTAATTGATACAGAAAAACCTTTTCCATTAGATTGTCTTTTAAATCTAAATTTATTTTTAGAATAAAATATAGTCATTTTTACCTCACTAAATAAATGATTAAATGAATTAAAAAGAAAACCAAAAACAATGGTAAGAAAAACCATAAAGTAAATTTATCTAACTTTTTAGAAAATTCACTAGGTTTCATATCTACAATTATTTTTGGTCTAACCCTCTTAAGAGGGTTAGATTTATTATTTAAGTTAGTCATTATTTAAATTTTAAAAGCTTCTAAAGGCATCTTTAAAAAATCTTTTACTGAAGGATTAGTTTCTTTTACATAAGCAAAAGCATAACTATTAGAATAAGGAAAATCTTTATTATTTATAAAGTATTTTACAAAATCTTCCTCACCTTCAATAAATTCAAAATGCCCACTTGCAATGTCTTTTGCGTATTGGTCGCCATATTCCCAACTACCAAAAGTATTATCTGATTTTGCGACAGTATACCATGCGCTAAAATCATTATGCTTATGAGGTAGCTGATGGATTTTTAATACTCTTACTTCCCAACTACTATCAAAGTTAGCAATAAACCTAGCAATAGGTTTCTCGATTTTTCTAATCTTTTTAAAGATATTTTTTTCTAGTTTTAACAATTTATTTACCTCATTAATTGTTTTTTTTGATATGAGAAATATTTCTCATGTATGGGAATAATTCCCATACATTATTAATATCACAGTTAGTTGTAAATGTTAACAATTATTTATAATTTTTAATAACTTTTATAGGGTTACTAGCAACAGCGATTTTTTAAATTTAAATATATACCAGACCCCCACACCCCCTTTTTTGGGGACGGGTGGGTAATAACTGCACATAAAATGCAGGTTCCACGAATTTATTTGCATGTATTTTTATTCGAGAACCACACCCCCCCTCTTCCAGAAAAAGGCCCCTAGGAGTCCCTAGGCACAAAAAAATTTGCAAATATAATTTCATTGGGTTATGTTGTGGTAGGAGGTCCTTATGGTTCAGTTTAGTGGTAATTTTACAAACGAAGATTTAAAAGGTGACACAGGTCGAAAAGATCCAATAGACGAGGTCATAGATATATTAACCGCTCCATCAAGACCAGCACCCGTGAATGTTGGTATGATGCCAGAGCGTAGAGGTAACGTAAACATTCCTATGGGACAGTCTACGTTTGTAAATGTTCCAGGTCGCCCTGGAGAAGAACAAGCTCAAACTCCTCTAAATGTTGCAAGTCCGTTTACTACTGCCTTAAATTTAGATCCAGATATGTTTGATCAAGACACTGGGGATATTATAAATTATCCTGTTGGTGGTGGTCGTGGAGGTCCTTTTGATGGAGGTAATTTTTTAACAAGTATTCCTGCAAATTTTGGAATAGCTAACGTATTAACTGATCCTACGGGAGGTTCTGGACCACCATCAGCAAGAGGACTAGCAGGTATAAACACACAAGGCGGTTATTTAGGAGATCAATTGTTTAATATTCCTACGGATCTTGGTGCAAGTATCGATCCTTATGAACAATTTGGTGACAACCTTTTAGGTGGTGACGCATCTACAGTTTATGGGATTAACCCTATCGTAAAAAGGATTGCTGAATTTCAAGGCTATGACATGGATACAGATGAGGGTGTAAGAAAGTATTTAGCAGATACTCAACAAACAATGGAAGATTCTGGAGATGCACTTGAAGCAAGACGCAAGGATCAAGATCGAGAGATGGCAGCAATGTTAGCGGCACAACAACAGCAACCCGTTGACCCATGTCCAGAAGGCTATCGTATGGATCCAGTATCCAAGGTCTGTGTACCAACGGACGATACCACTGAACCGACTGATCCAGTAAAACGAACCTATGATACGATGACAAAACCAGAACCTAACTATACCGCAGCAACGAACTTCAATGTTCCAGCTATTAATTTGCCAGATATATTTGGCTAATGACAAAATCCATATCAAAGATTGCCACGGACATAGAACTATCGCACGATAGGACATTGACCCAGAGACAACGATCCTTTGCCCAATATTTTGTAGAGGGGATTTACAGTAACGCTGAATGTGCACGAAAAGCGGGTTACTCCGAGAAGGTTTGTTGGAAGCAGGCTTCTGTGTTATTGAACGGAAGGGACTTTCCGCATGTGGTTGAGTATGTTCAAGAATTGCGTGAGGAGCGTGAACGTAAATATGGTGTCACAGTATTGGGGCAGATGAAGCGTTTACATGATTTATCCCGTGGTGCGGAAGAAGCAACACAATTCTCTGCCGCCATCAATGCCGAGAAGTTAAGGAGTAGCTTGGGTGGATTGGTCACGGACAGAAGGGAACAGATTAATGTAATGGATTCAATGTCCAGAGAAGAAATATTAAACAAGCTTGACAAGTTAAAGAAACAATATCCTCAGGCATTTGAGGGCGAATATAAAATCGTTGACAATGAATCTTGATACAGTACCCGAAGAAACCCTTAAGGAGATCCTCTCTCTTAAAGAGGCTGAAATACGTTTGGTGGTCCGTGACAAGGCGAAATCAGATTTCATGGCGTTTGCACATCATGTATATGAGAATTTTATTGAAGGTAAGCATCATAAGATTATTGCGGAGAAGCTGGAACGCATTGCGAAGGGTGAGCTCAAAAGACTGATTGTCAACATGCCCCCCAGACATAGTAAGTCTGAACTGGCATCTTATTTGATGCCTGCATGGTTTCTTGGAAGGAACCCTAAACTAAAAATTATTCAAGCAACACACAACACGGAACTAGCGGTAAGGTTTGGTCGTAAAGTGAGGGACTTGATCGATGATCCACATTACAAGGATGTATTTCCGAAGACTGATTTAAAATCAGACAGTAAGGCAGCGGGTCGTTGGGAGACGAGCGAGGGCGGTGAATATTTTGCGGCTGGTGTTGGTGCAGCGGTCACGGGTCGTGGTGCGGATTTATTTATTATTGATGATCCACACTCGGAACAGGATGCATTATCCGAGACGGCATTTGACAATGCATATGAGTGGTACACTTCTGGACCTAGACAGCGTTTACAACCAGGCGGTTCAATTATCGTTGTGATGACACGATGGGGTTTGAAGGATTTGACGGGTAGACTGATCAAGGCACAAGGCTCAGATATCATGTCGGACGAATGGGAGATTGTAGAATTTCCAGCGATTATGCCATCTGACAAACCACTTTGGCCGCAGTTCTGGCAGAAGGATGATTTGTTAAAGGTCAAAGCATCTTTGCCCCTGGCTAAATGGAATGCACAGTGGCAACAGAATCCAACGGCAGAAGAAGGTGCAATTGTTAAAAAAGAATGGTGGAACATGTGGGACAAAGGCGAAATCCCAGATTTAAGTTACATCATGCAAAGTTATGATACAGCGTTCAGCAAGAAAGAAAGTGCGGATTACTCTGCAATTACAACATGGGGTGTGTTTCAGCCAGAAGAAGGTGGGGCAGATCATATTGTACTTCTTGATGCAAGAAGAGGGCGTTGGAATTTTCCAGAACTTAAAGAGACAGCGTTGGAGGAGTATAATTATTGGGAACCAGATATGGTGATTGTCGAAGCAAAAGCCACGGGTACTCCATTGACGGATGAATTAAGAAGAGGCGGTATTCCAGTTTTGAACTATACACCGAGCAAAGGTCGTGATAAGGTATCACGTATGCACATGGTTGCACCATTGTTTGAGGCAGGTATGGTTTGGGCACCAGAGAAAAGTTTCTCGGAGGAAGTGATTGAAGAATGTGCAGCATTTCCACATGGTGACCACGATGATTATGTTGACAGTATGACAATGGCTTTGATACGTTTTCGTCAGGGAGGTTTTATATCTCTTGATGGCGAAGAAGATGACGATGGTTGGTATCCAAAAAAGAAGGAGTATTACTAATGAGTGATGATGGGCCGTACAAAAGTAAAAAACTTAATGCCTTGGTACGAGAAGGAAAAGGCAGAATTGGTAAAATCAGAAGTAGGGCAAGTGAGTTTGGACCCGAGTCATTAAACGATGAAGAGTATGAAGTATGGACGATATTTAATGAAGAGATGCAAGGTCCAGAACTGGTCAAGGGTGCAAAAGGCGGATTGGTCAGACAATTTAAAGGTGGCGGAAAAGTGAGGATATTCTAATGGCAGAGATACCTATCGGACCTGGTGGTCCAGAGGAAGAAGCTCTTCCTCAAGTTGAAATGGAGATTGCGTCACCAGAAGAATTTGCAGGTGGCGTTGATATTACGGAAGATGGTAAAGGTGGTGCTATCCTTGAAGCTTTGATGGGTGGCGAAGGTATGGAAGTCGAGACGGAAGTCTATGATCACAATGCTAATCTGGCAGAGGTTCTAGATGACGGCATCTTAGGTGAGATGTCCAGTGACCTTGTTGCACAGTATGAAGAAGACAATGATTCAAGATCCGAATGGCAGGAAGGATATGTCAAAGGTCTGGATTTATTAGGTGTTAAGTATGAAGAAAGAACACAGCCTTTTGCTGGTGCATCTGGTGTAACGCATCCGTTGATTGCAGAATCTGTAACCCAGTTCCAGGCACAATGCTACAAGGAACTATTACCAGCAGGCGGTCCAGTAAAAACACAGATTTTAGGTTTGAAAGATGCAGAACGGGAAGAACAGGCAACCCGTGTAAAAGATTTTATGAACTACCAGATTACAGAGGTGATGGAAGAGTTTGATCCAGACACCGATCAGATGTTGTTTTACCTGCCGTTATCTGGTTCGACTTTTAAGAAAGTTTATTATGATCCGTTAAAACAACGTGCAGTAGCTATGTTTGTACCAGCTGAAGATATGGTCATTCCATATTCAGCCTCGGACATTGCAACATCGAGTCGTGTAACGCATGTACTGCGGATGGATGAAAACCAAATTAGAAAACTGCAAGTTGCTGGAGAGTATAAAGATATTGAATTATCTTCTTATGATGATTCAGATGATTCTGTTAAGGAAAAGATAAGAGAGCTTGATGGAACGGATAAGTCACACACAGATGATATTTACACAATCCTTGAAATGCATGTTGATTTAGACATTGAGGGATTTGAAGATACGGATCAGATGGGTGAACCAACTGGAATTAAACTACCTTACATTGTTACACTAGATAAAGGTAGTGGAGAGGTTTTGTCCATAAGAAGAAATTATGCGGCACAAGATCCTGCGAAGAAAAAAGTACAATACTTCGTGCACTACAAATTTCTTCCAGGATTAGGGTTCTATGGATTTGGTCTTATACATATGATTGGAGGCTTGGGGAGAGCAGCCACGAGTATCTTGAGACAGTTAATTGATTCTGGAACTTTAGCGAACCTGCCTGCTGGTTTTAAAGCAAGAGGTTTGAGGATACGAAATGATGATGAACCTCTCAGTCCCGGTGAGTTTAGGGACATTGATGCACCTGGTGGTGATATCAGAAATTCAATTATTCCTCTGCCATTTAAAGAACCATCTGCAACTCTAGCACAACTCTTGGGGTCATTAATTGATGCTGGTCGGAGATTTGTTTCTATTGCTGACCAGCAGACAGGCCAAAATATGGGCAAAGATACGCCTGTTGGAACAACAGTCGCATTGTTAGAACGTGGCATGAAAGTTATGTCTGCTATTCATAAGCGATTGCATTATGCACAAAAGCAAGAGTTTAGGTTATTAGCTAGAATACTTGCAGAGAATCTTCCACCAGAATATCCGTATGATGTAAGTGGTGGAGACAGACAGATTAAACAATCAGATTTTGATGGACGTGTTGATGTTGTTCCCGTATCTGATCCAAACATATTTTCTATGGCACAAAGGGTGACTTTGGCACAGACTCAATTGCAGTTAGCACAATCAAATCCACAAGTTCACAATTTGTACCAGGCATATAGAAGAATGTATCTTGCCCTGGAAGTGCAGAATATCGATGAGGTTCTTCCCCCTCCACCAAAACCTCAACCGCTAGATCCCGCCATTGAAAACGCAAGAGCATTGATGGGTGAATTATTGCAATCATTTCCAGAGCAAGACCATGATTCACATGTCAGTATGCATGTTGCTTTTATGAGGTTGCCCGTTGTCCAAACTTCGCCACAAGTTTATGGTGTATTCATATCTCACATTATGGAACATATTTCATTAAAAGCACGAGCTATGGCACAACAAGAACTACAACAAATGCAAATGCAAGGTATGCCTGTAGATCAATCTTCTATGGACATGAAAATATCACAGATAGAAATGCAATTGACGGAAGCTTTGCTTCCAAATCTTATGCCTCAACAACAAGGCCCCGATCCTCTTGTAGCGATTAGACAACAAGAACTTGCGATTAAACAACAGCAAGAACAAAATAAAACACAGACAGATGCAGCAAGAATTGATATCGAAAGACAGAGATTAGAGCAACAAGCTGTAACGGACTCTGCACGATTAGAGTTACAAGAAGATATTGCTGATGAAAGGAATGAGGTAAACAGAGAGCGAATTGCCGCTCAATCTGCTAAGAGACAATGATCGATCCAATCACATTAGGTGCAGCAGTCACTACAGCTACGACTTGCTACAAAACTTTTGTGTCTATGGTTCAAGCTGGTAAAGAACTTGAAGACTGCACAGCTACATTGGGTAAATGGATGGGTGCAGTCTCTGATATAGATAATATTCACAAGAACTCTAACAACCCATCAACCTTTGATAAATTATTTAATGGCTCCGTCCAGGAAGTTGCAATGGAGAGTTTTGCAGCTAAAAAGAAAATACAAAAACAACGTGAAGATCTTAAGAACTGGCTAGTTGGTCACTATGGCTTAATGGCATACGAAGATTTGTTGCGTGAGGAAGGTCGTATACGCAAAGCCAGGCAGGAAGCTATTTATGCTAAAGCAGAGCAACAACGTATGATACGAGACTATACTATCATAGGTATTTCTGTGTTGATTGGACTATCTGCTCTTGGATGGATGATCTGGCTCATCACAAAGAGTGTTGCGTAATGCTTATGCTGTATAATTTTATTTATTATTTCTTAATCTTCTTTTGTATTATTTCTTTTCTGGCAATTGTTACTTTTGCAAGAGACAAGGAGCATACAACGTGCAGATTAGCAAAACAAATGAGAACAGATAACCAACATATCTGTGTTTACGTTGGAGCAAATTATACACAGTATAATGAGTACATTGACATGAGTGCTGGTAATGTGCAATGTCCAAGAGAAATGCGATGTAAATATCGACCCAATGAAAAACCCTTTACGTTGAAAAACGTGGTTAAAAGTATAAAGGAAAGTTTCGAATGAGCAAAAAATTACAAAAAGGCAGTCAATACGAACAGTTTGATTTAGATGGTGACGGAATTGTAAGTGACGAGGAGCTCTCACGATCTGAGCATATGATACGTCTTGAAAATTCTGATAAGATGCAAGACCAACAGAGGATGCTTTGTTGGGTGTCATCTATATCATCAATCATTTTAATAGTTTTAGTTATGTCACCAGTAATACCAGATGCAAGAGTTGAGATGGTAACGGCTTTACTCTCAACGTATGTTGTTGCAAATTTAGGTATCGTTGCAACATTTATGGGTGCGACTGCATTTACAAGGTCAAAAGAAAATGGTAAATGATATGGGTTTTAATAGTAATTTTACATGGAACGGATATTCAAGAACGTGTTTTTTTCCAGGATCTTAATACATGTCTCTCCTTTGCCGAAAAAATACGGGCACAAAACACGCACCAGCAAACTGCGTTTTCCCAAGTTTATGTTACCACTTATTGCGTACCTCAAAAAGAAGGAGAATGAAGATCCTAAATACTTAAAAGGTAAAAAATGAGTAACATTGAAATAAACCAAACAACATCCTCAGATTTTGAAGATCTACCTGAAGATGGAGAAATAATTATTGAAGAAGGTGCGTTTACTGGCTTTGAAGGTAAGACTATAAATATTACTGACAGTTCTGGTGGTGGCAGTGATGTTGAAGCTGGTATACAATTCATCTATCATATGCGTGAACATTTAGTTGATATTGGGATTGCTACAGTATATGGTTTAGTTGTATACGCACTGTTTTTATGGATAACTAAAAAAATAAAAGGTTAATTATGGCAAAAGACGCTTGTTACAGAAAAGTTAAAGCACGATATAGAGTTTTTCCTTCAGCTTATGCTTCTGGAGCTATTGCTAAATGTCGAAAAGTTGGTGCGGCAAACTACGGAAACTCAAAAAAGAAGAAGACTAAAAAAGCAGCAGAAGGTGGAATCATAAAATTTGATAATGGTGGTTTTATTGCTAACGGATGTGGTTCTGTAACTCAAAATAGGCGTAAAAAAACAAGGATTTTTTAGTGGCTGTACGAAAAACTAAAAAAGGTTTAGCGTTAAAGCGTTGGTTCAAGGAGGATTGGAAAGATGTCCGCACGGGGAAGGCTTGTGGGAGAAAAAAAGGTGAAAAACGGGGTACTCCATATTGCCGCCCCTCAAAGAGGGTATCTTCTAAAACCCCAAAAACCTCAAAAGAACTTACAACGACAGAAAAAAGAACAAGAATTGCTCAAAAAAAGAGAATAGGGCAACCAGCAGGTAAGCCTAGAAGAGTAAAATCAGTTAGAAGGAAGAAACGTGGCTAGAAAAAAGGATAAACAACCACCGAAGACAAAGAAATACTTCCGTTCTACAAAAAAAGGTGCTGGAATGACAAAAGCAGGAGTTTCTCGGTACAGAAGAGAGAATCCTGGCAGTAAATTAAAGACAGCCGTTACTGGAAAAGTAAAAAAAGGCAGTAAAGCAGCAAATAGACGTAAATCATACTGTGCAAGAAGTGCAGGACAGATGAAAAAGTTTCCTAAAGCGGCAAAAGATCCAAATAGTAGACTGAGACAGGCAAGAAGAAGATGGAAATGTTAATATATGAGGAAGGTTCGCAGGGGTGCCTGCCTTCCTCACCAGTTATGAGGGGTGTTTGGTTTCTTTTTTAACCTAATACTTATTTAAAATGAATACTAATATTTGATGATAATGCTAAACACCTCTCACCAAATAAGGAGTTAATATGCTAGGACTAGGAAGTATAATAGGGCCTATAGGTTCATTAGCCAGTACGTGGTTACAAGGACGTGTTGATAAAGCTAAAGCAGAAACAGATGTTAAGGTAGCAAAAGCCAAAGCGGAAGCGAAAGTTTATGAGACTGAAGCAACATCTAGTTTTCTTAATGAGCAGGCTCTTACAAACCAGATGGGTGAATCTTGGAAGGACGAATTTTGGAGTCTAATTTTTGGGGCAATCCTTGTGGCTTCTTTCTTGCCTTGGACACAACCATTTGTTAAAGAAGGGTTTGTTTTCTTAGAACAATCGACCCCAAATTGGTTCGCCAACATGTTATATATAATAATAGGCAGCTCATTTGGATATCGCTTTGGTAAGCAAGGATTGCAAATGATAAATAAAAAGGGTAAATAATGGCTGAAAGAAAAATTAAAAAAGTAATTAAGGGTTTAAAAAAAGCATCTAAGCTACATGCAGCACAAGCTAAAACTTTAAAAAGCGTTTTAAGAAAAAGGAGAAAAAAATGAGCAAAAAATTAAAACCAGTTCCAATGGGCAATAAAGGTCTTTCTAAATTACCCTCTAAAGTTCGTAACAATATGGGTTTTATGAAAAAGGGTGGCCCCGTTCAGAACATTTCTAAAGAAGTTCGTAAAAAAATGGGGTTTACCTCCGCTAATTCTATATCAGATAAAGATGTTGCAATTATGAAAAAAGCTTTATCAAAACCATTTAAAGGTAAAATAGATACAGACAAAGAAAAACTTGTTAGTGAGAATGGTAAAACTATGGTTGTTAAAAAAGCAGAAGGTGGTTCTATACAAGTTTCTGGTAGTAACTTTTCTGGAATTTATTAAATAAAACAAGATGGATGTTGCAGACTTCGCAAAACACGTATATAAGATGTTAGAAAGACGTGAGCAAGACATTGCTACGATCTTAACATCTGGTGGTATTCAAGATATCGAGAACTACCGACTTCTTGTGGGTGAGATACAAGGCTTAACCTACGCAAAGGAGGAAATGAAATCCTTGTTGGAGAAAAATTACGAAGATGCCCAAGACATTATTAGTACCTGACCACATACTTCAAAAAAGAAATAAAGAAAAAGCTTATGTAAAAAAAGAAGAGAGGGTATTAGATCCTACGCTTCTTGATAAATCATTTAAAGAAAGATTACCTTCACCAACTGGCTGGAGAATCCTTGTAGCACCTTATCAAGGTAAAGAAGTTACTAATAAGGGTGTAATCATACCAGATCAGATAAGACAAAGAGAAGCATTAGCCACAGTTGTAGCTTATGTTTTGAAAGTTGGACCTATTGCGTATAAAGATGAGGGTAAATTTGGAGATCTAAATAATCCTTGGTGCAAGGAAGGTGATTGGATTTGTATAGGTCGATATGCTGGATCCAGATTTTCTTTAGAAGATATGGAAGTTCGTATTATTAACGATGATGAAGTTATTGCTACGATTTTAGACCCAGAAGATATTAAACATATATAAGGAATAAGACATGTCAGAAAATTTAGCTGAAGAAAAAGTCGAAACAACCCAAGAGGAAAAAGATGTTGAAGTTACTTTGGAAGAAAACAACCAACCTATTGTTAATTCTACAACAGAAGATAAACCTGATTCTGGACAAGTTGAACAAAAAGCAGACGAGCCAGATGACAAAGAATTACAAGATGTCGGTAAAAGGGCACAAGATAGAATCAAAAAGCTCACAACCAAGTACAAAAACGAAGAAAGAGCCAAGCAAGAAGCCGAGAGGAAGGCCCAGGAAGCAGCGTTAGAGAATCAAAAGCTTAAAGAACGTCTAAGCAATTTAGATCAAGGCTATATTTCGGAGTATGGTACTCGTCTTGATGCACAGCTTGATCAAGCAAAAAAGAACTATAAAGAAGCTCACGATAATGGTGATGTTGATAAAATGTTTGATGCTCAACAAGCTCTTTCAAAGATTTCTATTGAACAAGAACGTCATAGAATAGCGAAAGACAGACAAGATGCTCAGTCAAAACAAGTTACTGATCAACCTCAAGCAGTAGCACAACCACAGCCACAACCTCAAGCAGCGCCTGTTGATCCAAAGGCACAAGCTTGGGCAGAAAAGAATGATTGGTTTGGTGATGATCAAGTTATGACAAGTACAGCAATGGGTATTCATCAAAAATTATCTGAAGAAGGGTTTGACCTTTCGTCTGATGAATACTATGATGAAATTGATCGTCAGTTAAAAGGTTTGTTCCCAGACAAATTTACAACTGAACGAGCAAACGGAGGAAGTGCCAGGGTCGCTCCTGCTGACACTTCCGCTTCACGCAAAAAACAGGGACGCAGAACTGTTAGATTGTCTCCTTCGCAGGTGGCAATGGCTAAAAAGCTAAATGTACCTCTTGAAGAGTACGCTAAATACGTAAAGGAATAGATGATGACAGATCGAACAAAAAGAGAGGCGAATACAAGGGGCACCGCCACCCGAAGAAAACCCTGGTCACCACCGAGCAGACTTGATGCTCCAAAACCACCAGAAGGATATAGGCAGAGATGGATAAGAACCAACATTCGAGGCGAGGAGGATCAAATGAACGTCCACGCTAAGTTAAGAGAAGGTTGGGAACCTGTTCGTGCTGACGAGTATCCAGATGAAGATTTCTCTACAATTACAGAGGGAAAACATTCTGGTGTGATTGGTCAAGGAGGCTTGATACTGGCTAGGATTCCAGAAGAGACGGCATTGGAAAGAAACGAATTTTACCGGGGTCGAACCCGCAACCAAATGACGGCTGTTGATGAAAACTTAATGAAGGAGTCACATCCTTCGATGCCAATCCAAAAGGAAAGGCAAAGTCGTGTAACATTTGGAGGAAACCGAAAAGGTGAATCCTAATGAAATTTCAATTTTAACTTTAGGAGTAACATTTTATGGCTAATACAAGCGTAAAATTCGGCTTAAAACCAATTAATGGTTTTGGCGGTACGACTGCTGATGGAGTAAATCAGTATTTTATAAAGAGTGATGCTTCAGCTATTTTTCAAGGATCACCTGTTGTTGTTGAATTAACAGGTGGAACTATAGCAATTGGTGATGCAACTGGTGATACTAAACAGTATCTTGGTGTATTTGCTGGTTGTGAATATGTTGATAACACCACTAAAAAACTTAAATTCTCTAACACATGGCCTGGTTCTGGGTCAGCAGACACTAACCACGATATAAAAGGTTTTGTGCATGATAACCCTATGCAACGATATATTATTGCATCTGACGGAACGAATACTAACAAAGCAACTGCTAGGATCGATATTTTCAAGACAGCAGAACTTGAAAATGGTGCTGCTGGTAGTACTACTACTGGTATTTCGACTGCTCAGATTGATATATCTACAGCGGAGGATTCAGATGCGTCTAATCCTTTGATGATATTGGGTATCCACGATGATCCTACAAATGCAGATCACTCTGCTGCTGGGGTAAATTATATCGTTAAAATTAACAATCACATCTTCTTCAGTTCTACTGGAGATTCTGATGCTGCTATTTCTTAAAGGAGATTAATTATGGCGATAAGTAGAGCACAACTATCTAAAGAGCTAGAGCCTGGTCTTAATGCTCTTTTCGGAATGGAGTATGCAAGGTATGAAAACCAGCACTCTGAAATTTTCACAACAGAGTCATCAGACAGATCATTTGAAGAAGAAGTAATGTTATCTGGCTTTGGTGCTGCACCGACTAAATCGGAAGGTACTGGAGTAGCGTTTGACGATGCAAATGAAGCTTATACTGCAAGGTATAACCATGAGACTATTGCTTTGGCATTTAGTATCACAGAAGAAGCTGTAGAAGATAATCTCTACGACAGACTTTCTGGTAGATACACAAAAGCTTTGGCAAGATCAATGGCACACACCAAGCAAGTTAAGGCAGCATCTGTATTGAACAATGCGTTTGATAGTACAGTTACTGGTGGTGATGGAAAAGAACTCTGTGCAACAGATCATCCGTTAACAACTGGAGCGACATTTGCGAATGAACCTTCAACTGCGGCAGACCTTAACGAAACATCTCTTGAAGATGCTTTAATTAAGATTGCAGGCTTTGTTGACGAAAGAGGTCTTATTGTAGCTTTAAGAGGAATGAAGTTAATTATTCCAAGACAGTTACAGTTCGTTGCAGAGAGAATTATGAACTCAACACTTAGAGTATCAACATCAGATAATGATGCTAATGCAATGAAGAACATGGGTATGTTACCAGAAGGTTATGTAGTCAATGACTTCCTAACTGATACAGATGCATTTTTCCTTATGACAGATACTCCTCGTGGGTTCTTACATTTTGAACGTGTAGCTTTATCTACAGGTATGGAAGCAGACTTCGATACTGGAAACATGAGATATAAAGCTCGTGAGAGATATTCTTTTGGATTCTCTGATCCAAGATGTGTATTTGGTTCACCAGGTGCATAACTAAAAACAAATTCTGGGATTTGAAGGGTGGCACTTGCCACCCTTTTTTATTTGTGATACGTAAGAGGTAGATATATTGTTTTATTCAATATTTCCTCCCAAAAGAAAAACTTTACCAGATTGCATTGCAATCTGGTTTTTTTTATTATATAACTAATTAACCGACAATTACATAATGTAGTTGACATTTGCCAAGACGGGAGAATGGACATGGCTAATACAACCTTTTCTGGACCTATAAGGTCGCAAAATGGAATGAAATTAATCAGTAAAGATTCTACTACTGGTTTAATCCAAGACAGAACTCTTGGAGATTATCCACAAGATACAAGACGTTTTTATTTAGAAGAATGGTTTTTACAAAGACCTGGTTTAAATGCAAATATTGACCAAGTATCAACAGTTGAAGTTCAAAGAGCTTTGAATAGAAACTGGGAAGCACTTGGAACTAATATGACTACTGCTTTATGTACCTTTAATAGTACATCAGCAGGAATTGTAGCAACAACAGCAGGTGCTGATCAAGACCAAGCAATTATTACTCCACATTTAGATACCGCTGCAACAGCATGGGCAAGTTGTTTATGGGGGACTGAGAATCAAGTACATTTTGAAACATCAATAGCATTACCTGCAATTGATAACCAGAAAGCATATGCTGGTTTAAAATTAACTAATGATCAGTTAATAGCGACAGATGCTAACCAAGCATATTTTAAATTTCAAACAGATGCTACAAACTCTGAAGCATTTACTGATTTTACAAAACTGCATTTTATTCATAGTATTGGTGGCACAGATCATATTAGTGTTTTACCAATAACTATAGCTGCAAATACTATTTATCACTTAAAAATAGAAATTGATAGTTCAAGACAAATGTCTATTTTTGTAGATGGAGTTCAATATAACATAACAAGCACATCTGGTTCTACAGGCGGTACAGAAGTTACAACTGGTACAACCAAATCTGCGGCAATGACGGATGATATTGATTTAATTCCTTATATTGGAGTTGAAGCTGGTGCTGGTGCGGCAGAAGCAATTCATATTCATTATGTTAAAATGAGCAGAATAATTAACGAGTAAACCTAGGAGGTTAAAATGGCTGATGCAGTAGCAACTCAAACCATTCTTGACGGTCCAAAGTATGCAGTTTTAAAATTCACAAACGTAAGTGACGGCTCTGGAGAAAGTGCCGTCACTAAAGTTGATGTAAGTGGTCTATCTACAGGTGCAGATGGTAGCACTTGTACGGGCGTTACAATTCAAAAGATTTGGTGGCAGTGTACAGGTATGAAAGTTAGCATACTTTTTGATGCTACATCAGATGTTTTAGCTATTCAACTTGGTGAAAATCAATCTGGTCATCACGACTATACATCTTTTGGTGGTTTACCAAATAATGCAGGATCTGGTGTAACAGGTGATGTACAATTTACAACTGTTGGTCATTCAAGTGGCGATACATATACAATTATTCTATATCTTAGAAAAGAATTTTAATTTTTATGAAAATGTCCCAGAATCAGAGACTTGAAGTAGCTTTGGCTAAATTAGAAGAAAGAGTTGAGTCTCTTCAAGAGGACATGAAAGAATTAAAAACAGATGTAACCCAACTCCGTGCTACGGCTGATAAGTGGCGAGGAGGTTTTTGGGTTATGATGGCATTGGGCGGTGTCGTTGGTGTTGTTGCTAACTTTGCAATGGGTTGGTTTAAATGACAATATCTCGTTCAAATATTCCTAAACAAATAACTACTGGAGGCAGAAAAATGATGAAGAAAAAAGGCTACAGAATGGGTGGCATGATGAAATCTAAAGGCATGAAAAAAGGCGGTAAAGTCAAAGTAATGTCTATAGCACAGATTAGAGCAGCGGCTAATAAGAAAGGCTACAAACTAGTCAAGAAATAATGCCCTATTTGCAAAGTAACATTCCTCAATTTAAGTGTTGGGTTAGAAGGGAATATACTTGTAATCATCTTAGGTATCACGGAGAGTTTTTACATGCTATGGCTATAGCAGTTACGACTATGCCTAATAGATCTCTAAGTTTCCAAGTAATATTCACGGGTTGTGAGAATGATGATACGGATGATCCAAACGTGCATGGTGGAGCTATGTGGGCACGAATGCCTATAACAGCTTTAATGGCAGATATTCCCGTGGAAGAATGGCCAGAACCTATGGATACTTATAATGCACAACCTTGGGATTGTTCTTCACGCACCCATGCTGTTTATGTTATGGATAGAGCTACACCTTGTCCTTGGTTAGCTAAGATAGATGGTCAGTTATTCCCAGCAAAGTATTTGTTTACAGTTGATTATACAGATAGTGAGATAGCTGATGATCCAGCACAGCATAAACAAAGTCATGTAATGTATTTGATTGATGCTGGTAAATGGACGGGTAACATTGTAGCATTGCCAAATAATCGTGTACGTGTTACACATCCAGCATGGTTTGAAACAGGTGAAGGTGCCCCAGATTTTTTACCTTCACAGCATATACATTATTCAAAATCTGATTTAGACTATACATTAGATGTAAATAAAATTTTTGATAATTTGTATAATGAGGATTAAATGGCAACTTCGGATTCAAGGGATTTTGATTTAGACGTAGGTGAGATCGTAGAAGAAGCGTACGAAAGATGCGGTCTTGAAGTTAGAACGGGTTATGATGCAAGAACAGCGAGACGTTCTCTTAACATAATGTTTTCTGAATGGGCAAACAGAGGACTTAACTTATGGACAGTTAATTCTGCTACCCAGGCGTTAACAGATGGAACATCTAGCTATACTTTTACGGCTGATTATACGGATATATTAGAAGTTGTTCTTAGACGAAGTGGTACAGACTTTAGCATGTCTAAGATATCAAGAGGTGAGTATTTAAACTTACCAAGTAAAACTCAAAAAGGCAGACCTTCACAATATTACTTTGATAGACAAACAATACCAAAGATTTTCTTATGGCCTACTCCAGAGAATAGTACAGATACTTTAGAGTATTTTTATGTTAGAAGAATACAAGATGCAGATACATTACAGAACACTTCGGATGTTCCTTTTAGGTTCCTTCCTTGTATGGTAGCAGGTCTTTCTTATTACTTATCTGTAAAACGAGCACCAGAAAGAACGCAACTTTTAAAATCAATCTATGAAGAAGAGTTTCAAAGAGCGGCAGCAGAGGATGAAGATAGAGTGGCACTTACATTAACACCCGACATTAAATACTTGAGTGTCTGATGGGAAGATTTGCAACAGGCAAGAACTCATATGGAATATCTGATAGGTCTGGCTTTCGTTATCGATTGAGAGACATGAGAAAAGAATGGAACGGCTTGTTTGTTGGCAAAGATGAGTTTGAATCAAAACATCCTCAAATAGATTTAAGAGTAAAGACCGCAGATGCAGAAGCAATAAAAGATGCAAGGCCAGATAGAGAAGAGCCTTCTGTTTCTGTTATTTTACCTTTTAATCCTTTTAAAACGGGTACGGGCGGAAGTAGTCCTACAACAGTTACAGTTACAGAACCAGCACATGGTAGATCTGCTTCAAGTACAATTAGGTTTAGAGACGTAGCACCTTTCGATGGTATACCAAGTTCTACAATGCAAGGTTCATCTGGCTTTACAATACAATCTGTGGTAGACACAAATAAGTATACGATTAGTGTAAGTGCTACGGCTACACTAGGGAATGTTTTTGGTGGTGGTGGAGTAGCATCTGCTGGACCCGTGACGTTGGAGAGTTAGATGAGTTATACATTAACAACATTAAAGACTGCTATACAAGATTACACAGAAAACACAGAAACTACTTTTGTATCTCATTTAAGAGACTTTGTAAGATCTACCGAAAACAGATTGTTTAAGATGGTAGACTTTGAATATTTTAGAAAAAACGTAACAAGTGCTACTTCTTCTTCTGATAGGTTCTTATCTGTTCCAGATGATTACTTAGCATCATTTAGTTTATCTATAACTAACTCTAGTAATATTGAATTTTTATTAGAAAAAGATGTAAATTTTATACAAGAATATAATCCAAATGCATCAACAACAGGTGTTCCTAAGTATTATGCAAGATTTGATGTAGATAATTTTATACTCGCACCAACACCGAATAGTAACTTTTCTGTTGAACTACATTATTATCACAAACCAACCAGTTTAGCAGACAGTACGATAGTTTTAACAGTGGGCGCTGCAAGTAGTTTTGCTGTGAACGAAGTAATTACAGGGGCATCTAGTGGTGCTACAGCTACAATTAGTTCTAAGAATGATGGCACGAATCAGTTAACAATAGTGGTTCCAACAACAAACTTTACAAATGGAGAGACAGTAACTGGTGGCACAACCGCTCATAGTTCTGCTATATCTGCCATATCAAGTGATACAACAACTACCTGGTTAAGTAAGAATGCCTTAAACGCAATGCTTTACGGATCGCTTTCAGAAGCGTATATTTTTATGAAAGGTGAACCAGATATGATGCAGTTGTATGAAAAAAGGTTTATGGAAGAAGTAAGTAGATTAAAAGATTTAGGAGAATCAAGAGAAAATGCTGATGCTTATAGGCAAGGATTGCCTAGAAGACCAAGGACATAGGAGATAAAACATGGCAACCTCAAATGCAGCAACTAACTATTTAGAAAGAAGATTATTACATTATATTTTTAAAAATAACTCGTTAAGTTTCTCAAGTCCTGGTGACAATATTTATGTAGGACTAGCAACAGCCGTATCTGCCGCTGAAACAGGTTCAGTAACAGAAGCTAGTTTTGGTGGATATGCTAGACAACAAGTAGCAGCAGCAAGTTGGACAACAATAGGTGCTGACTCAA